GTTTGGCCAGAAAAAGACTTTACTTATATTTGTGGTGATTACAACAATCCGACATTTAAGATTGCCGCTCCGAATGCTAGGGATGTTGAGAAGACTATGCTTGATGAGTTCACCCATAGAAACAAATCATCAATCAACCAGTTGGTTATGCAGTTTGAAATGAAACGCAAGGCAGTCGCAATGCGAAAGGCCAGAGTTAATAAGACTGGCAAGTTGAATGAAGATAAGTTGTGGGCATACAAGTTGACCGAAGATTTGTTTTTGTCTCACACTACTGTCAAAGATGGTCAAAACCACGGTATGTTTATGCTAGTGGATATGTCTGGTTCAATGGGACGCCACATGGCAGGAACAATCGAACAGTTATTGATTCAGGTTGCCTTCTGCAAAAAAGTTGGTATCCCGTTTGATGTATACGGGTTCTCTGCTAGTGCTATGTCGCTTCAAAACGAACAGTTTGGTGCTTTCGCTGACCCCAAGAATTTCCAAGACTGTGAAGATGGTTCGGTTTTGATTGACCTTGAAGGGTTCGCTCTGCTTCAGTTGATTTCATCTGAGTTGCCAATGAGTGAGTACAATAGAAGTTTCAAGAAGTTGCTCGGATACAAAAGTGGATTTGAGTGGAGGGGCGATGCTCCCAGACTTGAACGATATAGTGTTCCCCAACATTTGTACCTTGGTGCTACTCCATTGTCTCCTGCTCTGATTGTCGCTTCAAAGATTGCTAAGGAATTCAAAGAGAGAAACAATATTGAAATTATGAATACTGTTGTTCTATCTGATGGTGAAAATACTTCTTCATTGTTGGTGCTTGAGGGTGCTGAGTCTACTGAACGTGGCCACCTCCGTTACACCGATGCTGTCCAAAGAGAGTTTGGCGGTTACGGTAACAAATCTAGTGTTGGTAAGTTCGTAATGAAGAATGGTTCGCGGTCTACCTCAGTTGACTTGTCAGATTCTGCTTGGAGGGAAAGAAATTCCATAGTGTATGGTTCTGCTACTAAAGTTATGATGCAAGTCTATAAGGATATTGTCGGTTCTAAAATGATTCACTTCTTTATTGCTGACAATAATATCAGGTCTGCTAAGGATGCATGGCGTTCACTAACTGGGAACTACGCTGAATATGACCGTGACTTTATTGCTGAGAAAGATTCCAATTGGAAAAACAATAACTTCATGTCAATCACTAACAGTCGCCTAGGTAGTGACGTTTGTTTCATTCTAAAGGGTGCTAAGTCCCTGAATGAGACCCCAGAATTTGAGGTTAAATCCGCCAAAAAGGCCGATATTCTGCGCGGATTCAAGGCTTTTCAGAAGGGAAAGTCCAATTCTAGACAGTTTTTGAACAGATTTATTGAGGAGGTTGCGTAAGTGACTGATATTAAAGGGAAAGAAAAGTTGAGAATAACGAAATTAATCCTTGACTTCTGCCCCAAAGTATGTCATGATCACTATGTAATCGAGATGAGATAAGAGAGAGAGATATATTATGAGTGTTAAACAAAAAGAACAGTTCTTAACCGCCCTTACTGAGAATAACAATTCCCAGAGTGCGATATTTTCAAAGGCAGAGGCGATTGCGATTGCTGATGCTGCTGGTTTGAAATCCCCGATGTGGTTTTTCAAAGAATGTAAAGTTGGTCGTAATCAATTCTCGCCAAATATGGCGGGTGTTAGTTACATAAAATCAGTGCCGCCTGTCGTAGAAACGTCACAGTCACTTGCGCCGATTGCACCAATCGCTGTCGTGCAAACTCAACCAGTTGAGGCTAGAATAGTCAAACAGGCAAAACTTGAAGTGGAAATAGAAAATCTAGTTCCCGCTACTGACAGTACATATGTGCCGTTTGGGTTCTATCGTGAGTTGACTACAATTGTCAAGTCTGGAATGTTTTACCCTACGTTCATTTGTGGTTTGTCTGGTAACGGCAAGACCATGATGGTTGAACAAGTTTGCGCCAAATTAAAGAAAGAGGCCATTCGGGTTAATATCTCCATTGAGACCGATGAAGATGATTTGATTGGCGGTAACACGCTTGTCGATGGCAACGTGGTTTATCGGGAAGGCCCTGTCCTTACTGCCATGAAACGTGGTGCGGTACTTATCCTAGATGAGATAGACCGTGGTTCCAATAAGTTGATGTGTCTTCAGGCAATACTGGAAGGCAAACCTTACTTCAATAAGAAGTCTGGTGAGGTCATAGAACCCGCTAGTGGTTTCAATGTGATTGCTACTGCTAATACAAAGGGTCGTGGTTCCGATGATGGTAAGTTCATGGGTGCTCAGGTACTGGATGAGGCGTTTCTAGAAAGGTTCGCTATTACTGTTGAACAAGAATACCCTTCCAGTGTTCAGGAAAAGAAAATTGTTTTGAACAAGATGCGAGTTGCAAATTGTGTTGATGAAGATTTCGCCGATAAGTTGGTCATGTGGGCTGACATAATCCGTAAGACTTTCTATGAGGGTGGCATTGATGAGTTGGTTTCGACTCGCCGTCTAGAACACATCACCAAGGCATTCGCCATGTTCAATGACCGACTCAAGGCAATCCAGTTGTGTGTGAATCGGTTTGATACCGACACCAAGACTGCCTTTATTGACCTGTATACCAAGGTTGATGCTGGTGCCTCTGTGGAAGATTTGATGCCCTCCGCCGACTCTGAGGTGAAGAGTGAGGAAGATTCCTATGACTTCTAGTCCAGACTATAGATACAATGAGGGGGTTCTGATTTCAGAACTCCAGACGTATATTGACTCCACTTATGGTGAACATTATTCCACTACCAAGTATCAGGCAACCGAATTTATAATTGATGGTGGCCATGGTGAGGGGTTTTGTATCGGCAATATTATGAAGTACGCCCAGAGATACGGCAAAAAAGAAGGATACAACCGTAAAGATTTATTAAAGGTACTGCACTATGCTATTATCGCATTGCATGTACACGATTTAGAGACCTAGAAAAGTCTTAAACCAGTTTCCGCCGAGCGGATTGTCGGGGCTCAATGCGCCTCTCTCTTACTCTCTCGTAAATAGTATTGAGTTCCCGACAACTTTATTATAAATAGTGAGAGTAAGAATTCTAACAAGGGGAATAAAATGGCTTATAAATCAACATACACTTCCACCCGCCCTGATGTATCGGCGGATTGGTACTTTCTAAAATCAGACGCTGATGCGGATTTCGGCACCAATGCCGCGCATTATAGAAGTTGGGTTGATGCCCGTTCTGATGTAACCGTGACACTCACAGTAGCAGAAGATAACCTGTCCTTTAAATGGGATGCTGTCTTTGCTGATGAGGCTGCATATGATGCATTCAAGGTAGAAGAGGCTGCACTACATGCCGCTGCACCATATAATGGAACTGCCCATTTGAGTGAGTCAGTTTATACCGATTATTTGACTGCTAACAGTCACACTGCTGCTACAACTGTAGCTACAGTTTAAAATATAGGCTTGACATCCGCCTTGAAAGTATGTTACAATGATGTTTAATTTGATGAAAGGTATATATTATGAAACTATCCAAAACGACTTTGGAGCTATTGAAAAACTACTCTACTATTAACACGAATCTTCTTGTTAAAGCAGGGAGTAGTTTATCAACAGTATCCGCTTCTAAGTCAATCCTCGCTCGAGGTACAATTGAAGAGGCATTCCCGCAAGAGTTTGCCATTTATGACTTGAACCAGTTCTTGTCTCTAGTTACTATGAACGAAGACACCGAAATAGAATTCGGCAATGAATCTTTGATTTGTAAGTCTGATGCTGGTAGGTTTAAGTTCTACTATGCAGAACCTTCTATCATCGTGGCTGCACCAGACAAAGAAATTGAGATTGATACCTTCTATCAATTTGCTATCACCAAAGAACAAATCAATACAATCTACAGGGCCGCTTCTGTTATATCTGCGCCTGTGCTTAGTGTTGTCGCTAGTGGCGGTAGTGTAGTTATGAGTGTTGGTGACCCCAATACGCCGAAGAGTAATTCTTTCACAACTGATATCGGACAGGCTGATTTAGAGTTTGATGCTCGACTTGGCATTGAGAACCTAAAAGTAATTGCCGATGATTATGAAGTGACAGTCAGTGCGAAAAAGGTGTTTAAGTTTACAAATAGTAAACGCACATATTACTTGGCCCTTGAACCAAGTTCAAACATCTAATTGAGGAAAAGTATTAATGAGTGAACTAACCATACCTGTTGGCATGAAATTACCAGACAATGTGACTTTTCATATGCGAGTCCGTGATGAGAAGATGGTGGCGAATGCCGAGAATAACCCATATGTCTGGCAGATGGTTGACTGTCCTGATATATTTAAAAACAAACGAGTAGTTTTATTTGCTGTGCCTGGGGCATTTACCCCAACGTGTTCTGCTTATCAACTGCCGGACTATGATGCCAATTACGAAATGTTCAAACGCGCTGGTATTGATGAGGTGTATTGCCTATCCGTCAATGATAGTTTTGTTCAGAACAAATGGTCTGATTGGTTGGATGTTGATAATGTCAAATTCATTCCCGATGGCAGTGGGTTCTTTACTGAACAGATGGGTGCGTTGGTACGCAAAGATAACCTTGGGTTTGGTGCGAGGTCATGGCGGTATTCGTTACTTGCTAATGATGGCGTAGTCGAGGTTGCATTCGTGGAAGAAGGATTTGATGATAACATTGCCTTTGACCCATATGAAGTATCTGACCCGTTGACCATGATGGAATACATCCAGAATGAGAGTCCAATTGGCAAACAACTAGAGTTGAATATATTTGATGGATTGGGAACAGACGAAACTTTTGCCTAAAGTCTCATATGACTTAAAACTTTTATCAAAGGAGTTTGCAAAGGATTTTATACAAACGCATCATTACTCACCTGTGATGCCTAGACTGACAAAACACTTTCTAGGGTTTTTTGTCGAAGATAAGTGTGTTGGTATTTTGACTCTAGGTTGGGGGACTCAGCCTAGACAAACCATTAATAAAATGTTTACTGGTCTAGAGTCAAAAGACTATTGGGAAATCGGTAAGATGTGTATGACCGATGCCATGCCAAAGAATTCAGAATCACAAATGATATCCCATGCCATAAGATGGATTAAAGAAAACCAACCAACAAAACAGTTTCTATATACAATGGCTGATGGCATAATGGGCAAGTGTGGTTATGTCTATCAGGCCAGTAATTTCTTATATGGTGGCAAGTACTTCACTCAAGTGTATGACATCAATGGAGAGAAGGTTCACCCCAGAACAACAAACAAACTATGCCAAGAGAATGCAAAGTTTGTTGGCAAGGAAAAGGTGTTCTGGTTAACTTCAGATTTTATGAAGCATAAAGGCATAAAGAAAATAGAGGGGTATATGTTTAGGTACATTTATCCCCTGAACAAGAAGGCGAAACGGTTAATGAAACATTCAAACATGGATTGGGTTAGAACATACCCGAAAGACCATGACTTGAAATGGTTTGATAAGACTAGTAACCCCAAATTCCAAATTGAAAAGCCCCATTTTACATATGATAATGTAGTGTACAATGCCAAGAACATTGGGATGGGCGCAACCCTGAGAGATTTATTATGAAACTAATTTTAGTGTCGGGTGGGTTTGACCCATTGCACAAAGGTCATCTTGACATGCTGACAAGTGCCAGACAACTGGGTGACCGATTATCGGTTGGACTGAATAGTGATGAGTGGTTGACCAGAAAGAAAGGTGCGCCCTTCATGTCCTTCAATGATAGAATGGATATCCTAATGGAACTAGAATGCGTTGACCATGTAGTGCCATTTGATGACAGTGATGATACCGCAAATGATTTCATTCGCACGGCAATATCAACTCACGGCACCGAAGGTAACCAGTTCGTGTTTGTCAATGGAGGAGACCGTGGCCCAGAAAATATTCCAGAACTGGATGACGATGCCACTGATTCACTAGACATTGACTTAGATTTTGTGTTTGATGTCGGTGGCGAAAAGTCTTATTCTAGTAGTGATGTGAATATAGTACAAAGAAAATGGGGCGAGTACAAAGTTGTCCATAAAGAAGAGGAGGCATTGGTTAAGTTACTAACAATAGAAGTTGGTGAGGAAATCAGTTACCAAAGACATTTTTATCGTGGTGAAATCTGGCATATTATTGAAGGTCAGGCCATGGTGAAAACTAGTCGAGGCAGACCACAAAATTATCAATTTGATTACTTGACATCTGGTCAACATTTTGGTATAATACCCTATCAGTGGCACCAAGTTAAGAATGTCGGTAAAGTGCCACTAAGGATAATCGAGATACAACACGGTTCGTATATCGGTGAAGATGACATTGAACGAGAGGAAACATTACATTGAGTAGAGGAAACATTATGAATGAATATTTATGGGTAGAGAAATACAGACCACAAACAATTGCGGAATGTGTGCTACCTGACAGGGTGAAAGAAACCTTCCAAGAATTTGTATCGGCTGGTGAGATATCCAATCTGCTTTTATGCGGGGGTGCTGGTACAGGTAAAACAACTGTGGCGAAAGCACTCTGCAATGAGATTGGTTGTGATTTTATTATGATTAACGGGTCGGATGAAAGTGGTATCGATGTGTTGCGTACTAAGATAAAAGACTTTGCCAACACTGTGAGTTTTGAAGGTAAACCAAAGGTTGTGATTCTGGATGAGGCAGATTATCTAAATCCAAACTCAACCCAACCAGCATTAAGGGCGTTCATCGAAGAGTTCTCTGGTAATTGTAGATTTATTTTTACATGTAATTTCAAGAACAGAATCATTGCGCCGTTGCACAGTAGAACCTCTGTCATAGAGTTCAAACTCGACAAGAGTGAACGACAGAATATGGCAGGCAAGTTCCTTGAACGAATGAAGATGGTACTGGACAAGGAAGGTATCGAATACTCCACGCCAGTTCTCGCTGAGTTGTTGATGAAACACTTCCCAGACTATCGTAGGGTTCTCAATGAACTCCAGAGATACTCTAAGAGTGGTAAGATTGATGAGGGTATCCTCAGTAACATCGCTGAGATTAACACTAAGGGACTCACAGACAGTCTCAAGGATAAGGATTGGCGCAAGATGCGACAGTGGGTAGCGAACAATGTTGACAATGACCCACAAGGTGTATACAGAAAGGTATACGATGCTCTTCTGGATAAGGTCAAACAAGTACCGCATCTGGTATTACTGATTGCAGACTATCAGTACAAGGCTGCATTCGTGGCAGACCAAGAGATTAACCTTACTGCCTGTCTTACTGACATCATGGCCAGTTGTGAATTCAAATGAGTCTAGGTCTGGGTGAACCAGAAAAGATTTATGATGCCGAAGACTACAAGGTAAAGAAGAAAGCGATTAGTCCATTTGACTTTGCCAATAGTATCAATTATTCTAAAGAAAACATGATGGTTGATGAGTGGTCAGAAAAACAATACAACGCTTTCATTATAAACAAGTCTATGTCACACGGTATGGATACGGTGATTGCAGCTAATGAGATGAATTCCAGACCACATCTTGATGTTAAGATGCAATATGACTTTCTCCGTTCGATAGTTCGTAAGAAGAAACGATTTAATAAGTGGTTG